TTTCCAACTTTATAGTTGGAGAAGGCCTTCCGGTATTCATCCGGTCGTAACTGGATAGGGTTCTGCGCCTCCACAAAGTAGCGGAGGAGCATATTCCAACCAGGTATGACTTGAGTAACGGATGGGGAAGACTCAACACGGACACGGTACACAACCTTTTGAAGATTGTGATCTGTGCGCCGCTTGAAGTCCTCTTTGCGGGCAGGTGAACTGCGCAAGCTAGGACATGATAAATTCATGTCTTCGCCGGGAATGCTGCCATAAATGGCAGTCAACTTCTCTACGATGTAATCGTATGTGCGGTAAAACCGTTTATCCCAAAGTTGGTTGGCATATGCTATCCAACTGGTATAAACGTCAGGGCGGGGTGACTCGTTCCATACGGTCCTAAAACGGACCGGAGTGACATTGACGCCTTGGAAGGCGTCTACACCACAGGATTCCCTAAAGGATCCTTGGAGACAGCTCTTGGTACGGTTTATTTTTAAACCAAATACCTCGAGGATGTTCATAGCGCTCTCCGCAAACGCGGTTGGGACTATGACGTCATCACCATATACTAGGATACTCTCACGAGTATCCTCGTCAGGTGCGCTTGCAGTGAGAATAGCCCAGATTGTTAGTGCCATAATGGGAAAGCATAATGCTGATCCCATCGGTGCATACTTTCTGAGCGTTAACTTCTCGCCGCTTGGCAACACTGTCGAAACACTCCTAGAAGCATCCAGAAACCTGTGAAGGTGGTCTGGAAACAACAGGTGAACTAAACTAACCGATACTCTATCTGAAGCCTCTTTGAGGTCCAAAGTAGAGTATTTACAACGCCAATCAGTCATGGACCCTAATAAGGCCCCGAACTGATTTGGTTGCTGATTAGTGAAGTGAACATTATACCTCGTAAGAGGATGATGTTCGACCAAACTATAGATGGCCTGTCTCAAACCTTGCTGAATCCATTGAAAATCAACGGGTTCGCATGATATGAGCCGTGGCCCGCGCGAATCCTTCGGTACAAGTAAAACTTGCGCTGAATGATCCGTTTCCGTCACAGTTGAAAAACTGTGAGCAGTATCACAGACGTGACCCATAGATGCACAAAAATATGCATCAAATGGATAAACGGCTGTAATTCGATGACTAACGTTTCGCCACAAATACTTGTCCCCTAGTCGCTCTTTTGTAGAGACGACGCCAGGGCCATGTCGTGGCGTGATGTTATAAGGATCGAACGACTTGAACACTTCAAAAAGAAGTATTCGAGCCTCGCGAATAACTCGCAATTGGTTTAGTTCGTTAGTATGCCAATCAGGATCTTTAAGATCTTGGTGACATATCGGACGTCGCCTTTGCTTGTTATGATCATCCAATGAAGCCCTAAGATTATTGAGGGCAGCATCGACATGAATAAGATCATCCTCAGTTTGTTTGAAACTGTGAATGACCTGTTCGGTCTGTGTTTCGGTGTACGGTAGTTCATACTTATAAAATGAGTACAAAACTTGCCGTAATACGCTGACGCATTGGGTGTCAGGGATCGGAAGGACCTCCCCAGTCGGTTGGAACACACGGCTAAAGAACTCACCGAGAAATCTCGGAAGTTCAGAGTCATCCATGGTATCAAAACCATGAACGGCTTTTGTTAGTTTGTGCGTACCCGCAAGTGCCTGATCCAGGCATTTGCCCAATCGAGGTAGGGTCTTCGTAAGAAAACCCACTCCTTCCTCACGAACTCTTTTGTTTAACTTATTACAAGTTAGACGAAGAGCTCGAGCGTTGAAGTAACTACTCCAAGACACATGAGCGTCGTAGAGTAGGTGTTCGATGACCTTATGGTTATCTAGGCTCTTATTGGTATCCATATGGATAGCCTCCTAGAGCATGCACCACACACTACGACCCAACGAGAGATCAATCAATGACTACTAATCGTAATCAAAAGATCAACCATGCTGCTACTCCCAAAGAGATGAGCAGACTCCAACAAGAACTGCAACACACGCTTTCGCGCGTGGCAGCTCTAGAAGGAGCCTTGCGT